GGTTTCGGGGTCGATCATTGGCATCGACACCCAAGGAGTCGTCGCATTTCGAGCGCTTCGATCACGAGTGCGCGGCGACGTAGGCGCGCGGATTCAAGATTCTGTCCCGCCTCGATTGCAAGCGCTCCGTTTCCCAAGAATCGGTGAGACTCCCGCAACGCAATGTAGAGGCGTTCGCGCCTTCTCCATGTTGCGATTCTGTCGAGTGTGGGGCGGATCATCGGACGCGTCCCAAGTCGATACGCTTCCCCGCGACGTTAACGATCGCGCCCCGGAATCGACGGAGCATGGGCGCGACATCATCGGCGAACGTGTTCCCTCGAATGTGCCGCGTTTCCGGCTTCTTTCCCGGTCGGTGAATGTCGATCCGCCATTGATAGCGGCGGATCTCGCCATCGGCGCATCGGTACTCGTTCAATCCGGGATGGTACTCGCGTACCATGTTGACGCTGATTTCCGTGTTCATCGTTCCATCCTCCCGTTGTTGTTACCGGCAATCATTCGTCGTCCCCCGATTCGGAAGCGAAATCGTCTTCGGGGGTTTCGTAGATGCATCCGCATTCGGCATACCTGGGGAACGCGGGGACGGTTTCGGGGGTGAAATCGCACTCGCACGAAAAACACCGGTAATCCACGGGGGCGACGATGCGCAACGTCCCGGCGTCTTCCGATACCATCCCGGCGGTTTCGGGGTCTTCCACTTCGTACCAAATGCCCGAAATGTTGACGGAGACGATGCGCCCCCGATTCCTCAAACGCCGAATGGTCTTAGCCATCAATCGACGTGCATCTTCCCGCGTTTCGGCGTCTTTCGACCATTCGCCCATTGAGTGGGAGTAATGGGCGACCTTGAACATGTTTCTTGGCATGGTTTAGCCTTTCGCTTTCTCGTTCTCGGCGAAGATGACGCCGATCTCGTCGGGTGACTCGTCGTCGCGCACCGTAGGCTTGCACTCGTCGCAGTATGCCGCACCGTCGTAGGTGTAGCCGATGATGTCGTAGGATTTCATGCGCGTTCCCCGTTCTCGTAAAACTCGTATTCGTTCGCCAGAATGTTCTCGTCGATCGACTCGTCCGAGAGCTGATAGTCGATGTCATTCGACCACGCATCGGCCCATGAATCGGCGCACGCTTGGAACAGTTCGCGCCCCGTGGTCGATGCGTTCGGACGCTTGAGGAAGGCGCGGATCGGGTCAAGAATCGACTCGTCTCCGCAATATCCCGTGAATGGGCACGACGCGAACGGATCGACTCCGAGATTGAATCCGTTGTTCGCTTGCAACCATTTCCACAAGCGGACGCCCGACATCTCTTCGACGTTCTCTTCCTTCACGCGGATCTTGACGAACTGCCCACGGTCGCCGACGCTCCAATTGGTGATTTCGAACGGCAAGAATTTGGACGCTTCCTCCGCCGATTCGCGCCACTCGGATGCCCACGATCCGCCCCCCTCGATTCCATCGCGGAACCATTGGCGCGCGACTTCCTTCGCGTCGTCGGACAATTCGTCGAATGTGAAGATCTTTTCTTCGATGATGCGCATGATCTCTCTCTCTGTTATCCCGGCCGTCCGTGGCCCAAGTCGTCCATCCATGCAGGACGATACGTCTCGTCGTGAGATGCCGGGGGATTCCGCCCCCGTGCGGGTTTCATAGCTGCCGTGCGGCCGATTCATGCACGAATAGCGTGCGCGTCTTCTCGTCAATGCGATAGAATGCGTCGTGCATCCATCGCGGTTTCTTTTCCATGATGAAGCGGAGCATGCACTCGCGCATCGGGTCGGTGGATAAAGGATCGGGTCGATAGTCTCGGTTGCCGTCAAAGTGAGAGATGAGAATCTCGCCGGTTGCCGACGACTTCGCGATGAAAACGGCGTCGGTGATTTTCATTTTCAGTCCTTTCCTTGAAATGCTGGAAGATTCCGCCCCCGTGCGGGTTACATTTTCCGTCGTTCTTCGCTTGTCGTGTTCATCGCTTGCGCTTTGCGCAATCGCCAGTATGCGGCGTCGTTTCGCAGAGATTCGGGAATCCATTTTCCCGCCGCGCGTTCGTGTAGTTCAATTCGCGCCTCGATCGTCTTCAGATCGGAATATGCAATCTGCCGAAGTCGATCGTTTTCGCGAATCCACTCGGAGTGTCGTCGGCATTCGTCGCCGTACGCGCGATCGAGTCCAGATCGCATAGCGGATAGGTTTTCGCGCATTTCCTGGAGTGTTTTGATGTCGTTCATGCTTCCCCTTTTGCCGCGCGGAGGGCGGCTTTCATGGTGTTTATCGCGGCTTGTGAAGGAATAAACTTGCCGTTGGTCGCCGCGACTTCTTCGATGAAGCCAATTGACGTTTCAAGTGCCCCGATCATCGCATCATGCGCATTCACCGCGCGGACGATGAGAGCAGCGTTAGCGGTGTTAAAGTCGCGTGGTTCAATCGTGCATACTGGGCGATCGGAAAACTTCGATGCAATCACCGCGTATCCGTCACCTTCTTCGCCGCCGTAGGCAATCATCCACGGCGTCTTCGTGTGTTTCGGGGTTTTCATTTCGTGGACTCCGAATGCGTCCGATTCCACGACTCAAGCGCGGGGTGATCGGGGCGAACGTGGTAGATGTGAAGATGCCCAGCCGCCGATGGTCGATACGACCCGTAGACGACTCGAACACGCGTCATATCGCGACGACGTTCGACCCATTCGAGAACGCACTTTTCGTGCTCCGGCTTGCACGCCCAAGCGGCATAGCTCTTACCGCCCGATGCGCCGCCCCATCCGGAAAGCGCGCGGTCGGTCGCGACTACCAAAACCGTGTGGGTCTTTTTCTGTTCTTCCGTTCGATCGTCTTCGATGCGCATGTCATTCTCCCTTCGAACGCCACCATTAGCGTCCGGGACGAAGGCCCCGTGAGGCCTTGTCCCCGAGGCTATCGGTCGCGAAACGCCCGAACGGCATCCCGCAACGTCGGATATGCGCGGAGGTATTCGTCAGGCGATGCCCAGACGAGCGTCCCTCCGTCGTTGTATCTTGCGTCTCCGCATCCCAGCGCACCTTCGATGCCGTTTTCGTAGTCGTCCAAGGCTGGATCGGTGGGCTCGACTCGCGATCCGTGCCGTTCGTCGAATTCGGACATAGCGTCGTCTGCCGATACGCCGACCGCGAATACCGGATCGGTGAATGGAGCGCCGACGACGTAGCAAGTCCCTTTCACCTCGGACTCGAACCCGTAAAACATTCGCTTGTGGAATCGCATCGTCTGTCTCCTTTGCCGCACCATCGCGGCACGGAAGTATAACGCACTCTGTATACCGATCGAGTAATATTCGAAGATTATTTCAAATTATACCGAACACATTACACCCGAACGACATACGGGAAACATGAGAATGATTCTCGGACAGAGAGCCCGTACGTACGCGCGCGTATAGTAAAGAGTAAATTACATATGTAAGCATTCCCTTACAAAATGACATGCACTGTTAAGTGCAGTGAAATGTTCTTCCTTGCTCCTGCGCTTCCCCACGCCGCGACGACGACAATACCCCATACGCGGCGCGCATCGGAACGCCAGACCGCCTATTGTCCCGGTCCGAAGGACAAGGGACGCGGGCGAGTACATCGGAGCGGGATACCCTTATGTCTTTGGTTGTCGTATTCAAAAGGACGACATTATACAATAATTCCTTCTCTCCCATACTTTCCGATTATTCCGTCCGGCGTTCCGTGGTACAGAATCTCAAAATGTCATGCTAGCCGAACTGTGCTTCTCGCTCAGTCACTCAATAATTCACTCTATCGACGATCCGCGCCTATTGTCGATTATACTGTATATTACACGCCGGGGCTATGGGGCGGAGCCCCTATGCCGGGGTGCGTGGCTTGAGGGGGAAGACGCGGGCGCGTGGGGTCTATTTTAGTCATTATCCCAATCTCCCCGTTCATTACTCAATAATTATATCGCTCTCCCCCATATAATTTCTCAATCTCTCCATATATAATTATACATATAATCACTTATATTCTTCTCTTCCTCTTCTCCTATAATATACATATACTTTCCTTGTATATTATACAAAGAATCACCATTCATAACCATTCACTCCTTTCTTCGTACGCGTACGCGCGCGTGAGGCCGTGCTCCGCACCAGGATCGCGTAGGCGCGGCGATCGTCTCCTGGGCGACCGCAAGGTCGTCTTCAGGGGAGATCGCGCGGCCTTGACCCCTTGGCGTGCGAGGAATCGGCCATGCCCCGCCGTGGATCGGGCGAATTCTCTTCCCATATGAGAAATCGCGTACTATTATGCGGCCGGAGGCCACGATGAACCGATTCGAAAGACATAAGAATGATGCGGGTCCGGGCGTCTCCCCGGAGATCGAAGTATTAAAAAACGAAGCCCGTAATATTCTGCGCGCGAATGGTGACGCCGGAATAAACGAGCTTCGCGGAATATTCATGCGAATGCTCGCACTCGGCGTTATTGAAGGTGCGGATCTTAAAAACGAGCAGAGTAATATGCGATTACTCGCGCAGATCGCGGGCTGGTCCAAGAACGATAAATCATTGGGCGAGGATTCCGGTGAGGAACGCGCCAATGCTCTTATTGAGAAGCATGGACTCCGGGCGGTGAAATGATCGAGCTTCTGGAAGACGACAAGTTCGGGCCGCGTAAGAATCAGCCGGTCGTCGGGACGGTGGATAAGCGCGAGATGTTACGCGCGCGCTACCTCGGGGACTTCTACGTCTTCCTCGAAGAAGTGCTCGGGTACGCGGACATGTATGAGCCGCTGCATAGAAAGATATGCACCTTCCTCACGACGTGGAGTCCTGGGCGAAATACGAAGGTGCTCCTCATCCCGCGCCGCCATCTGAAGTCCTCGATCGCGACCATCGGGCATCCCATTTGGGAATGGTGTTCGAATCCCGATCTCCGCTTCCTGATGGTTCAGGGTATGGAGCATCTGGCGATCGAGTATTTGGACGAGATCAAAACGAAGCTCGGGAACCCGCTCCTCCCCTACCTCTTCCCCAACAGCTTTTACAAGAACCCCAGAGACAGTGGGAAGTGGCAAGCGGACCGCATCAACATTCGGCGTCCAAATCCCAATAAGGTGCCGTCGATGTTCGTGACGGGCGAGAACTCGTCCCGTACCGGCACGCACTACAATCGCCTGATCGTGGACGACTTGGTGCATTCCGGCAATTACGACACCGAAGACAAGCGTCAAAAGACAAAGACCTTCTACGCCAATCTCCTCCCGCAGCTTCTCCCGGGCGCGCGTGTGGTGATCCCGGGCACGCGCTGGCATTGGGGTGATCTCTACGGGCAACTGATCTCGACCGAGGATGGAAAGACCTCCGACGTCGAGGTGATGAAGATGGACTGCGGGTGGCGGGCTGAAGGGGAATGGACACCTACCTTCCCCCTGCAAAATGGGCGTGCGGGGTTCACCAAGGAGTCCTTGGAAGCGTTGCGCACGTCGAAGGGTATGACGCCCTTTACGTGGTCGTGCCAGTACATGAACGATCCCACGCCGACCGAAATGAAGTACTTCAACAAGGAAGACTTCGACATCTTCGATCTTACGCCAGAAGGTAAGCCGCCCACCGACGACGATCTTTATTACTTCACGGCGGTCGATCCTAATCACTCGAAGAAGGCTACGGGCGATCCTGCCGTCGTCATGACGGTCGGTAGGAATTGGCGCGGGGAGCATTGGGTGGTCGAGATGTCGCGGGGCCATCCGTCCGGTCCCGTCCTCATCGACTGGATCAGGCATCATGTCATCAAGTGGCATCCTGAGCGTGTGATCTTCGAAGCGTACGGGCACCAAGAGACGATCGGTGACTGGTGCATGAAGGACATGCAGGAGACGGGCATCTATTACAACGTCATGCCTGCCCCTAAGAAGACCGATACGAAGATCGAGCGGGTGACGAAGATGCAGCCGCTCTCCGTCGGACACGGGATTAAGATCAGGCGCGGCATCGATCAGATCCTCATCGACGAGTTGCAGTTCTACCCCAACTGGCACAACGACGACGCGGCGGATTGCTTGGGATTCGTCTATACTTGCGGGTACAATCCGCCCATGCCTGAGAAGTATAAAGCGCGCAGGATCAAAGATCCTTACCTCGCGGAACTCGAAATGCGCTGGCGAGCGGATCAGGGCGTGTATCGAGAATATTCCGGTGGGGTGTATCGCGGGTAAAGGAGTAGACGGTGAAGACGGCAGGTGAATTCATCGACATCACGGACAAGATGTACCGGACATTTCCGGGCGAGTCCGCTCAGAAGATGACGAAGCGGGCGGCTCTCGTCGATCGTCTACAGCGCTTGACCGACGCGGCTCTGGTACGGCGCTCCCAATACGCAGGATTCTGGGACGTGGTGGATAAGGATTACCGCCAGTCTCAGCATGAGCCCAAGGGCACGGACCCCAACCGGCTCACGGAGGTAGTGCCCGGGCGCACCTATCGATTCGTCCACGCCACTGAATCCGCCACCTTCTCCACGAATTATAAATACACCCTCGAAGGGTATATCCCGACCGTCCCCCAGGAAGGCGTCGAACTCCTCGAAGACATCTTGAATCAAGAGATGAAAGTGGAGTCTCGTTATACGCGCGAGCAGCGTATGACGGTGCGGGATGCTTCGAAGTACGGGAATGGGATTTCGAGCACGTTCATCGAGATCGATTTCGACGAACTCGAAGACAACGGGACGAAGCTCCCCGAAGATCCGAATGAGCGCGAGATCGCGATGGCTGCGGAAGCGGCCGTAGCGGAAGAGATGTCCACGCGCTCCCTCCCTTTACGAGAACACACATGGCGCGGTGATTCCCGCGTCTATGAGAATGAGGTCACGACGCTCAGGAAGTCGCGGCACTTCTTCTTCATTGATCCTGACGCCACGTCTCTCGACGACGCAAAGTACATGGGCGAACTCATTCCCGCCATGCTCGCGGCCGTGCAAGAAGACGATTCCCTCAAGGAAACGAAGTCGATCGCGCCCACCCCTGTCGAACAGTTCAAGATGTTCGGGGACAGCATCTATCGGGGCTATGGGAAGGAACGGGCGGATGAGTCGATTTACCCGATGGTCCTCATGGTCGCCATCTGGACGAAGAATCCTGACGGTACATGGAACTACGCGGTCTTCCCTTACGGGCAATCTGCGCTCTGCCTGAACGCGCATGATCCTTTCTGGTGCGGACATCCCTATGAGGATCTTCGCTGGAATGAGGACGGGGAATCCTACTACGCGCAAAGTGATCTCTTGCCGGTGCGTTCGGAGATCCTTGCCGAGCGTATGACGTTCACGAAGACGATCGACGGGTTCTCCCGTGAGCAAGAGGATATGACCTTCGTCGATAACGCGGTCTTTCCCCAGACCGAAGAGATGGTCAAGGTCATGTCGATGCCTGGTGGCGGGAAGGTGATTCCCGTCAACGGCAAAGGGCAGGCGCTCTCGAACTCGTTCTTTCGCCCGCAGCAATCCGTTCAATCCGGCGAGGTGCTGAATCTTCTTGCGGTGCTCGAACGCTCGATCATGTCGTCGTCGGGCATCTCCCCGAACATGCAGGGGCAGGCGCTCAAGTCGGGAACGACCGCGACCGAGGCGTCGAATATCGCGGGGAATGATCGTCAGTCGATGGAGCACAAGTCGGCAGCAGCGGAAGAATACTTCGCGCGTGTCGCCCGTAAGCGTCTGGCGCTCTACCTCCAATTCTATGACGCCACGCGCATCGGGCAGCTTTACGGGGCGAAGGCGGCTGAGATTTGGGCGAAGATCCCGAAGGATCGGGCGCTCGTTCAGCACAATCTCCGCGTAAGCGTAGTGCCGGGATCGGCCAAGAAGGAATCAGACGACGTACGCGCGCAGCGGCTTTTGGGTCTCTTGCAGATCACGACGCAGACGCCCGAATACATGGCGGCGGTCGATCGTCTCGAAATCCTGCGTGAGCTGATGCGCGCTATGGGCTTCTCACGAATGAATAAGATCCTCTTGACGCAGGACAGTCAGCAGGTCGCGATGGCGGGCATTATGCGGGCCTTGGCCTCCCAAGGCGGGGGCGGCACTGAAGGGGGTTCACCGCCCGCTCCCCCGGCCATGCCTTCCGGTGACGCGGGTATGCAGCAGGTGATGCGATGATCGAATATCCCGATGAATTCCCGACGCTCTTAGTGGACTCCTATCGCGAGATGGGCTACCCCGTCGAATATGAACCCGGCGATCTCTCCCTTTGGGTGACGTTCTCCGAAGGGGTAAAAACGCGGGTGCCCATTGACCGCGAGTGGAAGCGCATGACGGCTCCCAAGTCCGCGCGCTCAGATTATCCCGTCCCGAACTTTCGCGGCACCGCCATGCGGTTCGCCAACGGGAAATGTCGATTCAACACCTACGATCTGCGCGATGACAAGGATCTTCCCTGCATCGAGGATTACGCCTCCCCTGTCGCGAAGCAGCACTGGAAGAGATATTACTCGGGCTACGGGAAAGACGGCGTATATCGAGAAGGCCCTATGCCCTTTCGCTCAGAACAAGAACGGCTTGACTATGAAAAGATGACCGGGTATGTTCAGGGTAACGGACGGTACGAGCGTCCGCAGACCGAGCATCCTCTCTGGCACATGGTCAAGGACAAGCCCGATCTCCAAAAGAAGTATCCCCAGATCAAGAGGTATATTTGATGAGTACCCCGAACACGGTCCCCGCAGGCGGCTCCAATCAAGGCATCTCCCCGGTGAAACTCGGTGTGGGCTCCCCGAACTCGACGTTCGGCCCGTTCCGTGACACTGGCGGAAAGGTGAAGAAGTAATATGCAGGGTCGCTTCATTGAGCCCGGTACCGTCGTGGCAGATACGCCGACACCCGTTACCGAACAAGTGGACCCCGGCGCAGGAAATGACGCGCAGGACACCACGCAGGTCAACGAACAGCAGTCTCAAGCATTCGATCCCTCGATCCTCCCCGACGATGCCCGCAAGGCTTATGAAGCGGCCCTCTCTTCCACGAAGGAAATGGAGCGCGGGTATCAGAAGAAGTTCGAAGAACTCGCGCAGGATCGAAAGCAGGCTGAAATCTTCCGTCAGCTTGTCGCGGACCCGAAAGCTCGCGCCGAGTTCTTGAAGATGACGGGACAGAACGCTGATCCCGGCACGCACGGCGAGACGAGTTTTGAGAATCCCTATAAGCGCAGCGTCGATGACGAATTGAAGGAAGAGCACGCCGAAGCGGTCAAGCACGCGGCGTACAACGAAGCGATGGGCATCGTGCAAAAGCTCGTTATTCCGGCCATTCGAGAGGTGGTCGCGTACAAGGAACAAATTGCGGGCGAACTCGAACAGTTGCTTGCGGAACGGCGAGAAGGGTCGATGACGTCGGCTCTCGCGAAGTATCCCGGCGCTGAGAAGTTCACCGACGAGATCAAGGCTTTTCGGTCCGCCAATCCGAAAGCCTCGTGGGAACAGGCGGCGAAGGCCGTACTTCCCGATGACGTGCTTCGAGCGCAGCCGTCAGCGAACGGTAGGGAGCGGCAAGCGGCCGTAGCCCGTACCGGCGTTGAGGGTAGGTCGGCGAGTAGCTTGTCGAAAAACGGCGCGGCGGTTCCTGTTGGAACGTCCTATCAACGGGACCGTCAGACTCGTGAAAAGTCCACCCGCGACCTCGTTCAAGAGGCCATGGATCAGTTGGGCTTTGACCCGTTCAGAGGACGCAAGCTCGGACAATAGGAGTAATCAACCCGAGCTATGCCAATTACCGAAGTCGCACTGTCACCGAGCGTATTCAATACGCTCACAACGAACGTTGCTGCGAAGTATCTCGAAGACGGTAAACCCGTCGATGTGATCTTCAAAGCAACGCCTGCCCTTTTCTGGGCGCGGCGCTTCGCTCTGCGGAGTGAGCCGCTTCCCTATCAACTCGTGGTCAAGTTGTGGCACGTCAAGCCGACTGGCGGCGGCCCGTTCCAATACTACGACAACGTTGACATCAACTCGATGCAAGGCCCGACTGCGGGGCGTACGACGGTCGCGAACTATTCGTGGCCGATTGCGCTTTCGTGGCAGGAAGCCATGGAGTTCACGTCACCGGAAGCGTTCGGCAATCACCTCGACGACATGTTCAACGCGAAGTTCCTCGCGATCTACGATGAACTCGCGAAGGACTTCTATCGCGGCAACAACTCCGATGCGCGCCGTATCGTCGGTCTCGAACAGCTTCTCTTCCCGAAGGCCCAGAACGGCTATTCGTCGGGTACGATCTCGTACTTGACCGACAAGTGGAAGTTCCGTCAACAGACGAACACCTACTTGGCGGTCGCGCGTGCGGCGTACACGGCGGATGACACGACGGGTACGGGATGGGAAGCCGTCACGGCGATGTACAACGACGCCACGGGCTCGACCTCGCGCACGGCGAACAAGTTCCAGATGTCCTCGACCGCCCCGAACGGCCCGGACATCGGCTTGAAGATGTTGCACGCGACGTACAACGCTTGCTCGTACGGCGATGACCGCCCGGACGTCATCCTCTCGACGCAACTCCCGGCCGACGACTACCAATTCGCGGTCGAGGGTAAGACGCAAGTGTACATGGTCAACGGCAACGAGTTCATGTCGGGCAACTGGTCCTATCCGGCCATGTCCTACAAGGGCGTGCCGTGGTTCGTGGACGAGTACGCGAAGACCTACAACACGTCGTCGGGCGATGCGAACTCGAACTTCATCGACAACGTGTACATGCTGAACTCGCGGTACTTGCGTTGGAATCAGGACTCCCGTTCAGACATGGAAGTCCTCGCTCCGCGCGAGCCGATGAACCAGCACACCTGGGTTCGTCACGTGCGCACTCGTATGCAATCGACGTGCGTGTCTCCCCGTCACCAAGGCCGTATCTTCAACTATCCGACGTAAGAAAGGAGCGCATCATGCGTTTTCGACAAACTCTCGATCGCGTCTCCAGTGCGGATACGACGATCAGCATTGCGGAACAGGGGCTTGGGCGTATCGAGGCGAACGGCGCGATCCCTGTGGGCTCGCTCATCGTTCTCGACACGACCATCACGACGGGCCGAAAGGCGGTTGTCGCACCGACCTCGATCGCGAACTCTCTTCTCCTGGGCATCTACACCGGCAACGGTGGCACGGGAGCGGAAGTCGCGGCGTCGGGTACGGACGCTACGGGCGTCACTCGTTCGGGCCGTGCGGCGGTCGCGGGCGACTTCATCGACTTCGTGTCTTACGGCTACTGCGTGATTCTCGCGGACGCGACGACGACCTGGATCAAGCCGGGTTACTCGTTGATTCCGTGCGACGGCACGGCGGGTCGTTTGATGACGAGCGGTGCGGCGGGCGTGACGGTTCAAGCGAACTATCAGTTGGTGGCTTTGGACACCCTGAACACGACTTCGACTGCGGGCGCGATCCAAGCCTTCATCGGCGTCATGTAGCGATTTGAGTCCTGAGACGGCGGTTCTGTGCGGGGAGGTTCGCTTCCCCGCACTCTTTTAGGTGAGACGATGCAAACAGCGACAGAAGAGAAGTTGTACGCCCACAAGTTTTGGGAGAACGTTCCCGAGCACGATGAAAGCGTACGCATCGCTCCCTTTGAGCGCCGCGAGTGGACGTTGAATGTCTCGCAAGGGACGTTCATTCAACTCGATTTTCAAGTCGAGGTGATCGAAGCGAACGAGCAAGGTCAAAAGCCGACCGTGCAGATTCAGACGATCGGGAAGGCCCCGCAGACCTATCCCAAGTTCACCTTCAATCAGGTGAAGCTCGCGTACAACTGCGCCGCGAAGGAAGGGATCTCTCTCTACGACGCCATCCTGAAGGTCGTGGACATGGACGACTTCACCCCGAAGCTCCTGCGTGCGATGACGGGCGCCCCGAAGATTTACGTCATGGGTGACGGTACTCAGGCGCAGGGCGCGCAAGAAGCACAACTGGCTCGTCCCGTTGCGCGAGGCTCGTTCAAAGAAAAGTAGAGGTGAGCCGTGTCCGTCGAAAGCCTCACTGTCGGCAAAGTCGCGGGGATGGTCTTCCAGCGCATCGCGAATACGACGACCGTTGCATCGAATCTCACGTCTACGATCAAGTTCGCGATCAACGCGGGCATCCGTGAACTCGTCTGCGATACGTGCCATGGGGCTTTTCGGACGGAAGCGACGATTTCTGCCGTCGTGAGCACGGCGGATTACGCGCTCCCCGCCGACTTCTATAAGCTCATCCCGTTTACTCTGCGGCACACGACATCGCCGTATGAGCCGCTGATCTTCCTGAAGCAGCAGGACTATGAATTCTGCTTCGGGCCGACCGCATTCGCGACAGCGGCTCGTCCGCGCAACTACGGTATTCGTGGCGCGAACGCATCGACGGGACTCTGGCAGTTGCGCCTCTTCCCGACACCCGTGCGAGACTACACACTGAATTACTGGTATCACGCGATCCCTTCGAATTGCTCTGAAGCCGCTGACGGCACGGAGATCGATCCGCGCTTCCCGCGAGAGTACGGGCACTACATCGTCGAGGCGGCGCTTGCGCACCTCCCGAGCTTTTTGAGTTCCGAAGAATTGACCGTCTCGCGTGGTCTCGTGGAAGAGGGCAAGAAGCGCTTGATGTCCTCGGTTTACCCGATGGATGCTCCGTATGAGCAGAAGGGTCGCTATCCGATCAACCAAGGCGTGAACCGACAGATCGCGTGGCCTGGGTCGATCTCTACGGGCGAATCGAGTCACTGGTAATGATTACGCGCAAACTCCCCCCTTCGGTCATCGATCGTTTCGGTGGTCTTTCCGATCGGTCGATGCCTGTCGGGTTGACGCGCATCGAATCGCCCGATCTCCTGAATATCGACTTCTCCGACCGGACGGCTATTCGTCGTCCCGGGCAGACGCGAGTCAACACGTCGATTCTTCGCGACTGTTGCGTCAAGCTCGACGGATATAACGACTACGGGCGCATTACGGGGCTCACGCCTGCTACACGTCTCGCGATCGGCGTCGAGTGCCGACTGAACGCATTCCCGTCCGCTGAAGTGACGCTCTTGTCGCGGGGCTTCGGGACGGGCGCGAGTCGCTACCTTCAGATCAGCTATGACCCGACATCGGGTAATGGTGTGTGGAGATTCCGCGCATATGACGCGACCGCAGCGACTCTTCGCAATGTCACTGTTTCAGATGGTGATGCCGCGCACTCCCAAGTGCGGGTCAACCGACACATCGAACTCATCACGTCCGGGGCAGGAACAGCATCCATTGCGGTGAAGGATGGTTCCGGCAATTCGATCGGAACGACTTCATTCACTTGGGCGACGACTGTTGCGACGGGTACGGGCGTCGCTGACTGGTTCATCGGCGTCGATACGACGGACGGCATCAACGTTCCCGCTGACGGGGATAGTTCGCATGGGCCGTTCGCCCTCGCGGTGCTGCGCTTCGGTGACGGCTCTGTCGCGGCCGAGGCTGCGGCGTGTCAGGTCGTGGGCCGTGAACTCTACGAGACGACGACCGAGTATTCCGGCCTGGATGCGTACTTCAAACTGAACGAAGGGTGGGGCGCGCAGTCTTCCGCCTTCTCGACCTCGCACAAGGTCACTTGGGGAAGGCAGCTTCCCGAATGGGTGACGGATTCGACGAAGGTCTTTGGGACGGCAGGATTGCGATTCAACGGGGACAACGGCCATGTCTATTGGGACGCCACGAACTTCGGGACGCACACTTTCACCTCTACCGCAACAGGGTTCAAGCGGTGGCTTCTTACGTTCGTATATGTCCCGCGCCTGGGTCAAGGTGAAACCACTGTTCGTAACCAAACTCTCTTATGGTCGGGAACAGGATCTACCAACCCCTCTCCCATCGGCGTCAGAGTCTCAGCCGACAACATCGTCGTCGATTACTACAACGGAGCCTTAACGAGTGCGACGATTGCACTCGCGCTTTCGACGTACGCGAACACGCGCATTCGCATTCTCATTCAGTATAACGATCTCGCGACCGATTCGATCCTCTGCACGGCGCAGGTCGAGGGCACAGTTACCGCGACTTCCACGACGATAAATCCGGGTGGCACGAATCCTACGTGCTCATCGTCGTGGACGATCGGGCGTAACCTCTCCGCGACGACGTACCCGTTCACGTACAACACACGATCGGCTTACGGCATCATCGATGACGTGTGTTTGTTCAAGGACTATGACCCGAACGCGGGTAACGGGCCGTATGTGCCGTTCTCCTTCGCATTCCGCGAAGCGACGGATCAGACGGTCTTCAACGCCAATGGCATCGTCTCCTCGTCCGTGCAGCTTGTCGCGGCCCTGCGATTCAATGAGGGCGCGGGCAATCGGCTGACCGCCATCGGGCGACAATCCTCGACGGCTTATCTCTGGCCCGAGGAAGAGGACGGCGTGCTTTGGGATACGGATCTCGCCGACCCTGAAGTACCCGCCGCGATCGATCGCATCTTTGATTACAAGGCGTTCCAATCGAACGGACAACTCATCCGACGCAAGCTGATCGTACTCGGCGGTGCTATCGCCACGATGACGGACGCGGGCGTCGTTACTTATGTGGGCACGATCAAGAAGCGATCGGACGGCACCGAAGCGAAGGTGACGGTCGCGCAATACGGATCGACGCTCTTTCTCGCGCGTGAGAACGGCGATCGTCCGCTGAGATTCGACGGCTCGACTTGCTATCGCGCAGGCATTCACGCGCCACTTCTCGCCCCGGTCGTCACGGGCGCATCGTCTGGCGGTGCTCTCGCGGACGGCACGTACACGGTCTACTACACGTTCAGGAACTCGACGACGGGCATCGAATCGAATCCGTCGAGTGCGGGCACCGTCGTCATTTCCGGCGGTGGTGGAGCAGGCAGAATCGACGCGATCGTGATTCAGCGGTCAGGTGATCCCCAGACGAATCAGCGCCGCATTTATGTCACGGCGGCGAATGGTGGGTCGGGCGCGACGGCGTATCTCTCTGCGACCGTGGAAGACAACACGACGACGAATTACACGACCGACATCACGGCGGTCGGAACGACTTCAGGCGTGACGCTTGAATACACGGAGAACCAGGAAGCGCCGATCGGATCTCTTGTGCGGGTGTTCAAGGATCAACTGATTGTCGCAGGGCATCCCGTCTATCCGACGCGCTGGTTCTACTCGACGGCGGGGACACCGACCGCGTTCGATCAAACGACGAAGTACGTGGACGCGGACCTCGATCAGGGCGATCCCATTCGCGCGCTCGCGGTGATCTCGAACAATCTCGCGGTGATGTTCAGGGACGGACTGCGCCTCTATTCCTACACGGGCGATGTGTCGAATCCCTACATCCAGTCTTATGAATCCCTCGACGCTGGTCCTGCGGGCGGGTGTGCGCTTATCGAAACCGCACTCGGGACGTTCTACGCGGGCGAACGTGGGGCATACCTATTCTCTGGTTCCGGTGTACAGGATCTCTCGAATCCTGACGGTGTTGACCGGCCATCAATTCGCTGGTCCTACGAGAACCGCGTCTACGGCCCGAACCTGAAGAATGTGGTCGCCTGCTTCCAATCGTCGAAGGGCGTGGCGATGTTCGCCGTACCGCTCACTGACGGTCCCCGTAGCCTCACGAATGAAAGTTACGGTAACGACGGGGCATTCGTATTCGACACGACGCAGGGCGTTTGGTCCCGGTGGTGGATCGACGCGGAGTACATCGCGGAATGTGAAAACACGGATGATTTGCCATACGTGTACATCGGGAATTACGGATACGTCTATCGCCTGAACGAAGATGCGCGATGCGACGGTCATGCACTTCAGGCGACTGAGGCGGTGTCTTCGGTACAATCGTATGCGTCGAGTACAATTACGTCATCTGCATCTTCGTACACGTCGGCACTGAAAGGACTTCGGGCCTATTGGAATACCGTTGGCGGATCGACCGTATACGTCGGCCGCATTACACGAAGCACGATCAATACGATCACGATGAAGCTGTTGACTCCTCCGTCAGCGGGAGACGCATTATCTGTTGGAACGATCCCCTGGTACGCTGACTTCATTTTCGACCACGGCAATCCACAGAAATTGAAAAAGGCCAAGTGGATCAAGGTCGCCACGATCTTGCGGACCGCCATCAAGGTCGGAAAGTTGCAGTTAAGTTATGTGCTCAATGCGTTGCAACGGTCGGTCACGTACACGTCGGCGGATCAAGTGACGTTGACGGACACCAACGACGTGTCGGTCGGGGGACAATACCGGGTCTTCCGTGTGCGCCTGGGTGAGGTGCCGCCGAATTCCGGCACCTTCGTTCCGACGACGCCTGTGCCGTTTCCAAATGACGGGCCGCGTTGGGACATCGGACATATACAATTCGAGGCCGAGGAATTGGGAGCACGATGAGCAATCCATTCGTGCAACTCGACGCCGTACCCCTGGACATCGACCCTGCGTTGGGTCGCGTGCTCAGGCAATGGCACGCCCAATTCATGCAACTTCGCGGGGTGAACCCGGCCGGTACTGATCAGGTCGCCGTACAACGCGCCAACGGGCTCTACGTTGCGCCGTCAGAAATCAGCGCGTCTCTTGAATTGGGCTCCGCTGCGTTGCTCGCAGACCCCATTACGATCGCGCACGGCGGCACGGGACAGATTACGAAGGCTGCCGCATTCGATGCACTCTCGCCCGTCACGGCGCGCGGCGATCTCATCGTGCGGGACGCCTCGACGAACACGCGCAAGGCTATAGGATCAGCGGGAACGTTCCTGAAATCCGACGGAACCGATCCCTCGTGGGCGGATATTCCGATCTACGAAACGGCCGAGTTCTACGCGACCAATGCGACTGCGCGGGGTGCGAGTTTGCGCGGCGCGGTCAACACGACGGACAACAACCTCGCGTTTCAGGTGCCGTCAGGTAAGACGATGAAGGCGGTCGCTGCGCGTGGCCGCTTTCGTACCGGCGCTAATGTCGGAACGTACACAGTCAACGTCATCATCTATAACGCCACCGATGCTGCGGTCGTGAAGATCGCTACCGCAACGGGAACGGCCGGAACGGACATTTACGCCACGGCGTTCGGCACCCCGGCATCACCACTTGGAACACTCGCGGCGGGCAAGCTGTATCTGATCGGGTGGTTCAACGACGGTGCGTCTCCTGGCGGATTGGACGGCGTTGAAAAGCACCACGTTTCCGTCACGTTCGTCATGGAGTGATATGCGCGTCATTCGTGCCACGATCTCGAACTTCAGCGACGTGTGGGAGCTTCACCGCCTCCTCTACGCGGAACGCTGCACCCAGAACGTCGAGAGCGCAACGCGGGGCATGGATTCGACAGGCATCATGATGATGTATCACCGCCTGATGGGATTCATCCTGTCGGGCAACAACGTGATCCTCGTGGTGTACGACGAGGATTGCGCGGTGGGCTACATGCACCTGGGGGCGTACCAGATCATAGGGTCTGATAACGCACCTATCGCTTCGTCCTACGGGGTCTATGTCCTCCCGAAGTATCGCCGAGGGAAAGCATCCTACATGCTTCTTCGTGCGGTGAAGACGGTTCTTCGCGAATGGAACAGGCCCTATCTTCAGGCGATTGCGTTGACCGAAAATACGGCGGCTGCTAAACTCTATGAAGACCATTCGTTCCGCGCTATCGGAACGGTTTACGAGCGCGAGGTGCGGGATGAGCGACAACGGACCGGCAAAGAAGGCGACGAAATCGGCCAAGGCTGCGACGGGGACGGTGCAGGGCGGGATCGACGAGTACCTGAACAGCCCTGAGTACCATGCTCTCACGTCCACTATCGACGGCCTGATCGCGCAACCGTACACGTTCGGACCCGGCGAACTCGACGCGATGTATCAGGAAGGCGCAGGGCAAGCCTACAGTGCCGCCAACGGCGCGATGGATAACCTGAACGCCAAGCAGGCCGCAAACGGTGTCTATCGCTCAGGGGCGACCGAGAACAATCAGTATCAGATCGCCTCCCGTATGGGCGAAGGGCTGGCCTCCGCTTACCGCAACGCTCAGGTGCAGAACGCACAGCAGCGTATGCAGGACCGTCAACAACTGATCTCGACCGTGACGACCCATCTCGCCAATAAGTTTGGCCTGCGCCAGTCTCTCGCACAGGCGCAAATGGGGCAGGCGAACGTTTACACGAACGTTGCGAACGTTCCGACGCCCGCACAGCAAATCTTCGGGGGTGTCGGTAAGCTCGCAGGTACAGCAATCTCGGCGCAGGGACAAGCCGCTTCGGGTGGCGGAAAGCTGTTCGGCTAATGAGTGACGCAATCGCAGGACTCATGAACGGCCTCGCCGATGGCACCATGCAGTTGCCGCAAGCGATGGCGCAGGGTGCGCAGATCAAGATGGCAGGCAAGGACTATAAGGCGCGTCTGGCATCCGGTGGCCTCATGGAAGACGCGAACGGGAACGTCATCAACGACCCGAACAGTCCCGTCACCGCCGACCGTATGGCGCAGCGCGAGTACCAAAAGATCCTGGGCGAACAGGCCAAGGCACAGACTGAATCCGTGCGAGCCAATATTCCCGACGCTACGGATAAGGCGCTCGAACGTCGTGGCCGTGTCGCCGACGTGACCGCAAAAGAGAGCGCCGCGCGTACGTCGTCCGCATTGGAGAAGTTCGCCGCTCCGGGTGCGGAATTGGACTTCGCCACGAAGAAGCAGCAATTGCAGGCGTTGATGGTGGAATCAAAGGATCGCCCGTTCGTGCGCATGATGCAGATCGCGCAAACGATGTCGGGCATCTCGAACGAGAATAAGCGGACGGCACTTGCGGCGCGTGGCGCGGATCTCGCCGATAAGACCGAAGCTCGCCTGTCTGAAGAATCGAAGGCGCGCGTGTCGGAATCGCAGCAAAACTTCCGTCTCCGCGCCGCAGGCATGGCACAAGAGAACATCCAGACGATGCTCAACTTCTTGGGCAAAGATCGCGAGATGGCCGACAACCTCTTGGCGCGGTCGATGGCTTCGCGTGAAGAGTTCCAGAATGCGATCGTGGGACAGTTCGTGAAGTCCTATTCCGATCGCACCGGCTCCGTGCCCCCTGAGGCGATGATGCGCAAGTTCCGCGAAAATGCGGCTCTTGCGGCCCCTGCCGCCGAAGACACGATGACGAACTACGCGACGGGTATGGGGCTTGCCCGCAATCCCGAGCAGGCCCGTATGCTTCACGCGGCTGGCCTTGGATTGCTGACCGACGTGAACGCGGAGATGCGCGTGCTTGCCGATCCGAACGCCTCGCCGGAGACGCAGCAGGCGGCGATGAAGTCCCTCGACAAGAAGAACGCCGACTTCTTCAATTCGATCCGCGATACGCTCGGAACGCCCGTGCCTGCCGCACAGCCGACGAACACGAAGGGCGATATGTCGAGTAAGGCCCCGCAGTATGACGCGCTCACGGACCCTGAGATCAAAGACGAGGCGACGGCTGCGCAATACATGCTCGACAACCCGTCCCTGACGAAGTACCAGAAGAATGAATTGCGCTCGGTGTACGCGGCGACGAAGGGCACAGGAACACTCAATGCATTGCAGAAGCAGAATCCCGGCACCTACGTCAAGGTGAAGGGGGTCATCGGGGCGTTGCCGTCATCGGATGAAGTGCGGGCGTATTTGGGAAATGTCGTCCCGAAACATCAACGGGAACCGCAGTACATCCGCAACATTTTGGATAGCGAATACGGCGGAAACGACATTACCGAGGCGTATAATGACGCCCTGAAAGAAGGTCGCGTGTCCCCGACCGATGTTCCGTGGGACAAGCAAACTCTTTTGAAGATCATCGCGAAAGACATTACGTCTAATCGCTTTGTTTACGGGTACTAATATGCCGTCACCCATGGATCTTCTCATTGCAGGCTACGCTTCTCGTGTGGCGCAGAACGCACAGCCGCAACAACCGAAGGAGCAGGCAGCGCCTATCGCACAGCAGACGTTCGGGCCGACGACGGCCGAGTTCAACGTGCTCCCGGGAATGCAGGGTCGTCCCCTGCAACAGCCGACAGGGTTTTTCGATGTGCTTCAGAATCTCGCGCAATCGTACTTGACGGGGCCTAAGTAATGCCGCTCGGCTTGAACGGGATGAACGATCGTTTTCGATTGGGTTTCGGTGGACAAGATTCCAACGAAATCGCCCCGTTCATGCCTTCACAGGAAGAGGTCGCGGCGCAGTACGAGAAGCAGAACGAGCCCGGACTCATCTGGAAGATCCTGGTCATCCCTGAGCGTTTGCTCGGCGGACAGATGATCAAGGGCGCACTTCGCGGGTATGCCGAAGGTGGCGTGACGGGCGCACTGGAAGAGGGATTCCGCAACAATCCCGTCTTCCAGATTCTCGATGCGCTTCCCGGAGTGAACATCGTTCACGACACGTCGTTCGTGGACATTCGCAAGGCGTTCGGCGATCAGAACGCAGAAGACGGCGTAGCCAATTTCTTCCTGAACACAGCGGGCGAAATCCTCACGTCGCCGCTCGAACTCCTCTGGTCTCCGTTCGCGAAGTTCAACGCGGTCGCGAAGGAGGGCGCTCTCGGGTTTAAGGCGGTGAAGATGGCCGAGGAGGCCGGGAAGACCGCCGAAACGTTCCTCAACGCTGTGACGAAAGACGGCCCGATCAAGCGCGCACTCTGGTCGTTCAAGGTGCCGTGGACGCAGACGGGCTTCATCTTCCAGACGCCCTATTCGATGGACGTGCCTGTTGCGCGTTCCGTCGATTGGGTCGTCAAATGGTTGAATACGAATCCCGCCGCTGTCGGGTTCATGAACATGTTCCGGCGTGCGGGACTCGCGAGCGGTGATCCCGCTGAACGTGCGGCGTTCGAGATGGCGAAGGACGCGGGCCAGTACGATCGTGAAAAGTACATGGCCGTCTTCATGCCGATGATCGAGAAGCTGATGCGCGAGCACCGCTACGTCGATAAGGAATCGCAACTCGCCATCACGCTCATGCTCGAACACGGGATTACCGGCGTCGATGACGCAGGCAAGATCGTGAATGCCCTCTCTGAAGGATCGGATGTCGCCAAGGCGCATGGTCGCCTCTTCCAGGCGATGAGCGATCCCGAGTTCGCGTCGCAGGTGGGAGCCCTCGAATCAGCCGCAAAGGCCCCGATGGCCCACCCTGACTTTCTCGAACAAGTCGCTGCATTCCAAAAGGAACATCCCGATAAGGCGCTCCCGCAAACTGTCGTCAGCGCGCTTCGAAAGTCTGACAGCCTGAAGACGCTTCTGCGCGAGAACGTGGACATCTTTGGGTATGAGGCGAAGCGGTACGCGACGAAGGCCGCACGTACGGACGCTCTCCTGAAGGATGCGACGATCGTCCCGGGAAGTGAGCGATCGGCGTTGGGTGGGCGTGCAGCGTTCACCGACAACGGTCCGGGCGCAGTCGCACAAAGCTCGATCGACTTTCGTGCGTCCATGATGGATCTCATTCAGGGGATCGTGGACACGAAGGGTGAAGACTACCTGACGAAGCTGTCGGCATCCGCTGGCGCATTCGCGAAGGTGATCGAAGGCATCGGCATGGCCGACAAGTCGGCGGGATTCATCCGTCAACTTTCGGAGTTCGCGGTACCCCGACAGCTTTCCCAAGGCGTGCGCGATGCCATTGACGCACAGGCGTCGAAGTTCGTGAAGGGGAAGAAGATCACCGAAATGACCTTGCTCGAAGCGAACATGTATGCGCTTGAGCACGGGTATAAGGTGACGAATTACCGGCCGATCGGGTGGCTGTCCGAAGGCGCATCCGAAGGTGAAGATGTCGCCTCCGTGTGGTCGAAGATTTTCGATTCGAAGTTCATCAAGGGACTGAAGAAGCAGGCGAAGACGACGGGCGATGAGAGCTTCCTTGCCGCTGCTGAGTTCTTCCAGACGAACCCCTACGTCATGCTGCGGGATCGCATCTACGCGGCGGGCGCTCTACGTGAGCGTCAGGGTGTGATGAAGGGCATCTTCAATACCGATGGCCCGTTCGTTCAGGCTGTTCAGGACGACATGGCCGACGTGAAGGCGATTGCCGATAACGTCAACCAAGGGAATGTCGGGTACTACGTCCCGCGCGGCAAGGACGGCGAAGTCATGCCCGAGGTATTCGGGAAGACGGCGAACGCCCCCGAACTCTACATGGACGGCTTGAAGGCGAATGATCGCGCGCGGTTTGTCGTGGCAGAGAAACAGACGCGCGGGTTCTTTCGAAGTGCGATCGACAAGGCGGAACGTGGCGTAGAGGTTCCCGGCGCTATCCCCGGCATGGCGGGTAAGCGTTCGTCGTCCGCATTCCAACGCGCCATCGACGACTTGGAAATGCTCGCGAACTTGACACACGACGATGTGGTCAAGAACCCTGAACTCTTCGCGTACTTCAGGGATCACCCGCTCGCCAAGAATCTCGAATCCCAAGTCGAGATTATGACGCGCGGTCCCGTCGTGTCCGACGTGGGCAATGCGCTCAAGGGATATGAAGATTCCCTCGCCGCACGCATTGCAGCGGTTAAGGAACACTTAAGCACTGTCGCGACGAATGAGGCGGAACGGGTCAAGGCGCTGAAGACCGCCCGTTCTGTGCTGCGTCAATCGCGCGATACGCTTGCGGAGATCGGATCGCGTACACGCATGGCCGTTCCGACAGATGCGGGCGGTCTCGTCGGTCTCGAAGAATTGATCGCGCAGCTTGAGGGTAAAGCTCCCAAGAAGACGTGGAGCGCCGTCACCGGCAAGGGCGAACAAGCGGTCAGCGATGTCCTCGGTCAAGTTGAGAATGCCGCAACTGCGCGCCCGGTGAAAGAGATTTCCCCGGAGATGACGAAGCTCTTGGATGATCTCGAAAAGGAAGGCGCGCGGTATCCCAAGCTGAAAGATCGGTTCAACGCGCAGCGCATCAAGGAACTCGAAAAGCAACAAGCCGATGAGCTTCGTGTATTGCGCGATCAAGCGGATTCGCATCGCTCGATCATCCGCACACAAGCGTCAGAGTACCGCCAGATGCGCAAGGCTCGCGTAGACGCGATGAAGTCTGCGCGCGGGGGCATTGTCGATAAGCTCCGCGATGTCGCCCTGGAAGACCACACAGAGGCCGCAGTCCTCGACGAGATCAAGCAACACCTGATCGCTGCCGATAATGGCGGCGTACTCCCCATGGAGGCGCTGCGTCAGCAGGAGCCCGCGCTTTGGGAAAAGCTCTCGAAGCAGACCAATAAGGGCCGCATCTATTGGATGACGAAGGACCACGCGGACAAGCTTCTCGGTCCTGACGGCGCGGTCTCACAACTCTTCGAACCCTCGAAGTTTCGCGAAATGTTCAAGTTCATGGACGAGGGCAACACGATCTGGAAGGCGATCACCGTCCTCCCGCCCGTCTATGCCAAGTCTCGCCTACGCGACTTCGCGTCATCGATGATGATGCTTTTCGGGTACGGCGGTGCCCCTGTTCAGCATTACTTCAGCGTCCAAAAGGACGTGTCGAAAATCCTCTCATTGATGGACGTGTTCAAGCCGGGTGCAAAGCCTGCCGCACAGCTTCTTCGCGAAGGATTCGAGAGCCCGAAGCTCGCACAATATCTCGATCTCGGGAAGTGGAAGGGCACGGTCGGCGAGTTCATCACGGAGATGCAGGGGCATGGTATTCTTGGATCGGGACTTGTGCGCCAGGATCTCGAACTCATGGGCGAGGACGCGCTCAGGAATATCCCCGGCCACACGGAAGGCAACTTCATCAAAGCCTTCAGGAAGAAAGTCACCGACAACGGGTTCATGGAGTACGGCGGAAAGATCATCGAAGGCGTGGACGATCACGTCAAGCTCTCGGGTGTCCTCGCGCACTTGAAGAGTGGCAAGGATCTCGAAGAGGCGGTAGCTGCGGTGAAGCCGTGGATCTATGATCCGCGCCGCGTGGACATGTCGAACTTCGAACGTGACGTTCTGCGCCGCTTCATCCCCATGTACACGTTCACGAAGCAGAGTTCAAAGATCGCCCTTCAAGCGTTCCTTGCAAAGCCCGCTACGTCCACCTGGATGGAGAAGGTCAGGACGAACATCAAGGCGGCGTCGGGCATGGATGAACTTCAATTCAACACGTTCATGCCTGAGTTCATCCGCGACAACATGGGCGTGCCGACCGAGAAGACCGAAGACGGATTCAAGGTGAAGATGTTCGGGTCTATGCTTCCGTCGTCGGACGTCATCAAGCTCGCGCAGGCCATGGCCGACACCGTGAAGGGTGAAGGCAAAGGCGGCGTACTCGACTTCATGGGAGAGAAGCTGACCCCCTTCGTGAAGGTGCCGCTCGAAAAGGTCATGAATCGTAGCTTCTTCACGCAGGGTAAGATCGAGCGATACGCGGGCGAGAAGGTGGAATTTATGGGCGTTCCCATGTCCCCGACTCAGCGCGAGATGTTGCGCTCCGTGCGCATCCTGAACGAACTCGACCACCTGAACATCTTCTCATTGAAAGATGTCCGCGTGATGCTCGGGGACGCAGGAGCGGTGGAGCGTACACGCCAGGGCGATCTCACGTTGGGTGATCGCTTCTCAGGCACGGTGTTCTCCCCGTCACCGTTTGGGCGCGAGTACGCCGTAAAGGCCTCTGCGCGGGCCAAGGTGCTCAAGGGAGAGCAGGACTTGGCCGTGGGTGGGTTGAAGCACCAGATGCGCATCCAGGCGCAATTCGGGGACTCCTCGACGAAGGATGAAAATCTCTCGACTTTGCGGCAACTCGTCGCAGCCGAGATGGCTAAAATTCAGGCCCGGCAAGCCGTTGAATCGCGGTTCAATATTCATACGAGGTAAATCATGCCAAGAAGTAGCACACGTAAATTCGCCGCAATTAGTCTTTCCGCGTCAGGGGAACTCGTTGGGGCAACAACGGCGAAGGTGACGCGCATTCATGGTCTGGTTCTCAGCTTCTCGGGCGCATGTACGTTCACGATCAATAACGGGTCGGGCGGCACGGCTCTCACGGGAACGATCAAGGCTCCCGATTCCTGGGGATGCGTGATCCCTGAATCCGATGCCGGATGGCTGACGACGACTGCGGGCGTTGCCCCGTATCTGACGTTGAGCACATCGGTCACGGTCGGCGGGTTCATGGTCTACGAGAACGACTAATGGATTTGCTGGCGCTCGAAGTGAAAGAAAAGGGCATTCGCGGGATGATCGACCGTATCGTCATGCCTGTCGTCGATCTCGAACCGCACCGTCGTCTCGTTGCGCTTCGGCGAGAGCAAGTTGAATCGGGCGATCTTCGATGGGTCGCAGCACTGGCAGCAGCGGAACGAACGCTCGCCGAGATGGAAGAGAAGGAAGCGCGGTACGCCAAGGACCGGGAGAACCTTCAATCGGTGAGACGCAATCTCGAAATCCGCGCGCACAACATCGGCATCGACATCAAGAGGATGAAGCGGAAACATGGCCGATAAATACTTCGATCCCGTACTCGGCCTCGACGCCAATGCGGGGACGCAACTTGCCCCGAAGCAGACACTCGCCGCTGCGCGTACTGCGCTCGCGGCTGGCGATAACGTGTACCTCATTCGCGGAGGCGACTGGACCGCGATCACCGATACCGTGGGCTCGAACGGATGGCTTGAGCTTGGCGCGGCGAATCAGATCATCGGAGCCTATGGCGATTCGACACTATCAAAGCCGAAGATCGGGTTTACGGTTCCGAGTGCGGTCAACATCACGTCGATCGTAATCGTCTCGAACGTTGCCACGGTGACGGCCACGAATCATGGTGTCGATGGCGCTGGCGCGATCGTGCAGTTCGCGGGCGTCACGGGCGCGGCGTCGGGCATCAACGGGTATCAGAAGGTCGTCACTCGCACGTCGGCGAACGTTTTCACCGTCTCCCTGACCGCTGCCGATGGAACCTCCACGAACGGTACGGTGCAGGCCGTCACATCGGCCCGCGCGTGCATCTACGACAACGGGTTCGCGGGGTGCCGCGTCTCGAACATTCAAGGATTCCGCACGCGGTACATGACGAACTTCGCTGGCGTCATCACGGCCGGGTCGGCCGTCGATGGGGCGGGGTTCTACGCCTACGGCCTCGAAGCAAATTACATGGGCGACTCGTGCTATGCGCACGGCAGCAGCAGCGGATCGACCTACATTCAGTACGACTCATGCACCGCATACCTTGGGTACGGAGACGGGTGGAACTTCGGCGCAACGTCGAATTTTCACACGCTCTGGAACGTCTACAACTGCACGGGATCGTATCTTGGCCTGAACCCTGACGGCACCGCGAACAACGTCTCGGGCAACGGAGACGGGTGCTCGGCACACGCTACGAATTGGGGGACG